GGGTAACAGTTCATTGCGCTGATGTTCCAAACGATTGTTGACATGGTTTATGCATCCTCAAAAGAATTTGTTTCTGCATTCCATGTTTTACCAACAATTGCCTTGGAGTTTTTCCACTCTGCAATTTCTGGTTGGCATAAACCAATAGCCTCTTGAACATATTGTTCAGGATTTTTACCTTCAATGATTGGCAAAAATTTATCAATAGCTAAACGATTTCCCGAATCGTCAGTTACCCAAATGCCAACCATTTTTTGGTTTTCTTGGTTTTCAAAGTTTTTAATTTCGTATTTCATTTTTTACCCTTTCTATGGCAAAGCGTTAGCAGAATAAATTCCAATGTTAAAATCTCTCGTAGTTGCATACCTATTTTTAAAAGTAATAGTATGACTGCTGGCTGTTTTATAAACGGCAATATCACTACCAGCATCAGTCGCAGAACCATCACCTGCTATTTTTGTTATGGTAGTGGTGTAGCTTCCAAAGAATACGCCGCCATTCCCAGAACTTGTGTCATAGACACATATTAAAACAGCACCTGCGTTAGCAACTGTTAAATTAATCGTTCCCCCGGATGCCACCGAAACCACATTGCCTGAGCCTGAGTTAATAAGTGGGCCGTTCCAAGTTGGGTATTTTAAACTTAAATAACCACCGGATGTGATACGGGCGCGTTCTGTGGCACTTGTAGTAGAAGTTCCAAATACTATTGCTCCACTGTCATTTGCTATATTAAGTTCGCCATCATAGTTATAAACATACGCGTTTTTGCTGTTACTTCTTAACCATAAAGATGAAGAATAACTCGCTGATGTTGTTGTTATTCTTATGCGTTGATTGCCAGTGCCAGAAACTTCTAAATGGTCAGCAGGCGAACTTGTCCCAATACCCACATTGCCACCTTGGGTCTGCATACCAATATCTTTGAACGCTCCACTACCAAGATAACTTGTTTCAATAACGGCATAAGTGTCAGTGTGATACATCTGCAACATATTTTGCGTTGTTGCATTACTTGAAAGAATACGAAGGCCATTAGTCCCAGTAGTTTGGTTAATTTGTAATTTGACTGTGGGGTTTGTAGCCCCAATACCCAGCCCTGTGCTGGTTAAAATTAAATCACTTGAGACACCGTTAATACTCCAAGTAAATGCAGAACCGTATTGAGTAAACGGTAGATATGCAGACGTTCCTCGGTTGTAGGCCAATATGACAGGCGATGTGCCGCCAACCACTTCAATACCTGCGCCGCTTGCTGGGGGAGTTCCAGCAGTCGTGAATTGCGCCCTTGGTGATGTGAAGTTAGTTCCATCAAAAGTCAACGCACTACCCGTGGTCAGAGCTTTTGTTGTGTCTAGGTAAACCACACCGTTAGCAGTACCTCCTGTCAATATGTGCGTAGCAGACGTTACGTTACCAGTAACAACTACATTGCCAGTAACAGCCACATTACCTGCCACACTTGCATTTGCAGTAACTACCAGCGTAGAGATGTTTGCAATGCCACTTACGTTAGCGGTGGTCACAGCTACGTTTGTGATGGTGACAGTACCGCTACTGATAGTGACGTTAGCCAACGTCATGTTGTTGAGCGTAGTAACAGTATTGCCTAACTGCACTGCCGTGTTACCGATAGTGATTGCAGTAGCAAAATTGCTGTCCAACTGGGACAGCGGGATAGCAGCGGTTGCAGTGCCAAAAGTATATGGGACAGCCATGTTAGAACCTCACTCGTAGTTCATGTTCAAATTCAAACGTGTTCACTACAAACGCTGGGTCTGTAGAAGTCATTGTCAGACCCAAATACTTACCGTATTGCTGGGCATCTGATTTGTAAAGAGCATAACCGTTACTTGTCAACCAGCCAATAGTTGCGCTGGAATTATTTAGCCAAGTAATCGTTACCCCAGAGTTGTTGTACCAAGTGACAGAGTTGTTCAGCACGTAGGTAGGACTGGAGCCACTCTCGCTATCCACCGTCACGTTAAATGTTCCACCCGTGGTAAGCGTTGCCTCTATACCAAACTTCAGAGCTTGCTTGGTACGGATGGGGTCTTTCATAGGTGACAAAGCCGTCTGTATCTTGCTAGACACGTTGGCAGTCGAGCTGGCATAGAGCTTGTACAGCGATTTGTCTGCAACACCGTACAGGTTGATAACACCACCCACAGGCGCAGAAGTTGTGTATGTGATTGCACCCTGGCTGGTGATAAACCACTTCTTCTCAAAAAACACCACCTGGATGTAGCGCCCACCTGTTGCATACGGATAAGTAGATTTGAGGTAGAAGTTGAATGCAGCGCACAGGATGTTGTTGAGCAACACTTGACCGCCAGTAACAGGAAGGGTGAAATCTATGTACGGAAACAGACCATCTAGCTGGTCAGAAATCTTGCTGGTGGTAGAACCTACCAGCGCATATATGCCGTAGTTGTTCATAAACAGCACACTGCGGAAGTAAGGGAAAACCCCATACCGCAAGTTACTGCCTACGCTGGCACTGACGTTGGTGTTTGTGAACAGGGTTGAGCCAGTAGTAGAAACACGTAGGTCAGAGAAGACGTTGATGCTGTCTTCACCAAAAATGTAGAGGAAATTGTTTGCCGACAGCAAAGACTTGATATTGCCGTGCAAGGTTGAGTCTGTTATCGGGAAGTTCCCGGCAGACACAGATGTGAAGTCACTGTAGCTGCCAGCCGCAGAATAGTAGACAGTACGCCCTGCCGCCACCCAGGTGCGGCCTGAGAACGTGGCAACAGAGGCAATCTCATCGCTGTTCAAGATAACCGTGCCAGAAGCGTTGGAGCCGGAACCACCAAAAGTGACAGTGCCAGCAGCCGTGTAGCCGCTGCCGGGGTTGTTCATAATCACTTGCGTGACTGCACCACCGCTCACGATGGCTGTGGCATTTGCACCGGAGCCACCCGTGCCTGTGACAGTAACGTAGAAAGAACCGCTAGCCCCGTATCCAGAACCGCCGTTGGTCACCAGCACAGATAGTGTGCCAGTTTTAAACGTGACAAGCTGACAGATGGCAGTAGCACCGCTACCGCTACCACCCGTCAAAGTGATGGTAGGCGGGGAGGTATAGCCAGTTCCGGCGTTTGTCAGGGTGATGGAATTGACCGTACCCTTTGTCAGCACCGCAGTGGCTGCGGCTGCACCAGAAGAAAAACTGACTGTGGGCACATTCAAGTAACCCGAGCCTGGAACAGTCACCGTAACCGCAACAACAGCACCGCCAGAGATAGTAGCCACGGCTTGAGCTTGTGTACCACCTTGCACATCTGGAGCTGTAATAGCAACACCCGGCACAGCCGTGTATGCAGCACCTCCAGCAGTTACGTTAATGCTGGTGATACCGCCAGCACCCGTGGTGATGGTTGCTTCTGCTGTAGCCTGAATGCCGCCCGTGTCATTAGGGGCGCTGATAACCACAGATGGCGCTGCGAGGTATCCAGAACCAGGGTTTGTAATGCCGATAGAGCCAACAGACCCCATAGAGACTAGGTTTGTGCCATCCCAGTTAGACAAGCCCTTTGTCGGGTCACCAATGATGACACGCTCATTTTTAAACTGGGCGGTGGATACGTTGGCACTGGAGAACGTGCCTGTCACAGCCACATTGCCTTTTGTGGAATTGGTCAGGTTGAAGTACTCAGCTCGTCCGTTGTCCTCAAAAGACAAGATGTAGTCACTGACATTGATGTTGGCAGACTCTAGCGAGGTAGTCGTGTTGGCAAAAACAACTGCATTGCCGCCAGAATCCAGCACGGCAGACTGGGCCTGGACAATCTTGATGTTGCCAAACCCAATAGGCTGGGCATTCTCTATCCAGGAGAATTCTTCTTCATCAATTGCCGTTCGGTTGGCCTTGGTGTTTAGGCCTTTGAAGTTCTTGATGACAGCATAGGACTTTTTTTGCTCTGCTGCTGCCATGATTAGTACGGAGTTGAGTAGGGGTCTGGGATGCGCCGTGTGAAGGTGCTATTGAGCACGGCATTCACATGCTTCAGGTATTCTTGCTTGTAGATTTCCGCTTCACCATAGCTCTGCTCTTTGTACTTGGCTTTGTAGGCCGCATAGAAAGCCACAGGTGTGGTGTAAGGGTCATTGATAGGGTCTGTTACAGACGGGTCTGTTGCAACTAGAGGCGTTGGCAGAATGGTGCTGTCAATCTCTATGGCATAGGATTGGTCAGGCACAGGCCCAATGTAAATCTGAGATTGTCCATAGACTGAAAAACACACAGGTCTGCCAACATAGTTTTGCCAATACCGCAACTGGGCATTGAAGTTTGACCAAGGCAAGTAGCGCAGGGGAATGCGACTGTTGCCCCAGTACAGCGTGATGTTCAAAATATCCAGCGTTGTACCCGTACTCAAGATTGCATACGGAATAATCTCAGCGGGGCCAGAGTATTGCAAGGTTGCCGTGCCATCCGTAAACGGAGTGCTGGGCGGGAATGTGTAGTTAGCGGCAGGGTAGGGAGGCGCAGTTGTACCCAGTACGCCACCAGTGACTACTTGATAAATGAAAATGTTGCTGAATACAAAGTCACCAGCGGTGACAGTTGCTCCAGCAGTCCAGATGCTTGCAGGTACACCCGTGTTAGAAATGGGTGTGCTTGAAATTTGAAGTGTGCGTAAACAGCCTGTATCTCTCGCTACTCTCTCACGGGCGCTGTTAATGTCGTCCGTTAGTTCAGCGTCTGACCAGAAGACACCATTGGCATCATGCAAGAGCCGCCGGACTTCCGAGAGGTAGGAAGTGAGAGTTGCCATTTGGCTTCCATTTTAAGCTGCCCTTTGGGTA